TTGGACGGTTCGAGACGAAGATTGCGAAAGCGGAGTACGAGCCAACGGTAGCGGAATACGTCAAACTGCTGCAACTCGGGCGGGAGATGGGGCAGGAAGACGATCCTAAGGAGATCATAGTTACATGGGTGGGCCCGAACGCGACGTTAGAATCCGCGAAATAATCTACGATCCGCTGGACTCGCAAAGGGCATTTCACGATAGCACGGCACGATACAAAGGGTATTCGGGACCGATTGGCAGCGGTAAGAGTCAGGCGCTCTGCCAGGAAACGATTCGCCTGACTTACTTAAATCCGGGGCGCACAGGACTGCTTGGCGCTCCGACTTATCCCATGTTGCGGGATGCGACCCAGGCCACGCTGTTCGAGATTCTGGGAGCCAACAAACTTCCGTACGAGTATAACAAGGCCGAAAACGCGCTGGTAATGAGCGACACAAAGTCGCGGATCCTGTTTCGGCCAGTGGACGATTTCGAGAGGCTGCGCGGCACGAACCTGGCGTGGTTCGGGCTGGACGAACTGACTTACACGCAGGAGGAGGCGTGGCTGCGGCTGGAAGGGCGGCTGCGAGATCCGAAGGCGCAGCGGCTTTGTGGTTTTGCCGCGTGGACGCCTAAAGGGTACGACTGGGTTTATCGCAAATTCGTCGCGAAGCCGTCGGAGACTTATCACACGATATATGCCAAACCCAGCGAGAACCGTCACCTGCTGGGACGAGATCCGGACTTCTACAAACGGCTGAGAGAAAGCTACGACGAAAAGTTTTACGCGCAGGAGGTACTGGGGTCGTATCTCAACCTGGACGGCAGCCGGGTGTACAGCTCGTTTGAACAGGGCGTTCATGTGACCGACCTGAGCGTCGACCCGCGCAGGCCGATCTTATGGGCTCTGGATTTCAACGTGGACCCGATGAGTTCGGTGATCGCACAGATCGCCAACGGGCGAATAGTGGTGCTGGATGAAATTGTGATCCGGCACGGCACGACGCGGCAGGCATGCGAGGCATTTCTGGAACGGTACCCGAAGCACGAACCGGGCGTCACGATATTCGGGGACGCATCGGGGAGCGCTCAACAGACGTCGGGGATGTCGGATTACGAAATGGTGAAGGAACATTTTGCGATCTACTCGTCGATGAAGGTGGATTACAAGGTACCGAAAGCGAACCCCAGTGTACGGGAGCGAATTAACCTGACCAACACGAAGCTTCGATCCGCAGGGTGCGATATCGGCCTCCTGGTGGACAAGAAATGCAAGGAACTGATCCAGGACTTCGAGCAGGTTTGTTTCAAGGGCGACACCGGACAGATCGACAAGGACCGTGATCGGCTGCGAACCCACGTATCGGATGCACTGGGGTACCTGATCTGGCAGGAATGCCGCAGGCTGCCGCCGATTGGGGAGCGGTCATTGAGAATGATATAGCCATGGAAACCATCAACCGGGAACATCCAGAATACATCGCGCGCAAGGCGATATGGAAGCAGTACAAAGATCTCTATGCAGGCGGCGAGCAGTTACGCACGAACGCCTCTCAATACCTAGTACGGCGGCACAAAGAACCGGGCGAGATCTACATGGAACGTCTCGGCCGGGTGTTTTACGAGAACTATATCGGATCGGTTATCGACTGGTACGCAGCGACGCTGATGCGGTGCGCACCGGCGCTACTGTTCGGAGGCAGCGACCCGGCGGCAAGAGATTTTTACAGCATCCTCTCCGACGACTGCGACTTCAAGGGGACCAGACTCAGCGAGTTCTTCCGGCAGCGGTTCGTCGAGGCTCTGGTTTGCGGAAGCAGCTACACGGTAGTGGACTTTCCCAGGGCCAACGGTGAAGCACGATCGCGCGCGGAGGAGGATGCGTGCGGGCGATCGCGGGCCTACCTGATGGATTACAGCGCCGACGAGGTTATCAACTGGAATCACGACCGGCTGGGCGGTTTGGAATGGGTGGTACTGCGGACATCCTGCCTGCAGCAGTCGAAAGTGACGGACGCGAAGTGGGAGAAGGAGACGCGGTGGGTTTATTACGACCGCGAGAACTACCAGATCTACCGGAAGACAGGGGACTCGAGCGCGATCGAGTTGATCGACGAAGGGCGGCACGGGCTGGCGTCACTTGGGCGGGTTCCGGTGTTCGAGATGAAGGTTTCGGACGGGTTGTGGCTGATGAGTAAGGCAGCATCGCTGCAACTGGAGCATTTCAATAAGTCGAATGCGCTCTCATGGGCATTGACGATGGGACTATTCGCTTCGCCGGTGGTGTACTCGGACCGGGAGTGGAAACAGGTAGTGGGCGAATCCTATTACATCCAACTGGGAAAGGACGACCGGTTCGGCTGGACGGAGCCGGAAGGGAAGGTCTACCAGATCGCCGCGGATAACCTGGTGAATCTGCGAGACGAGATTTACAGGGTTAGCTATCTGATGATCCAGGCGGGCGAGGCTGGCACGGGATCACACCAGTCGGCGGTAAGCAAGCAGTTGGATTTTGCTACCACGGAGGAGGTGTTGCGGGCATATGGCGACACCGTAAAGGAAGCAATGAAACAGACTCTGTGGGCGATCGCGGCGGCGCGGCAGGACGGAGTCACGATCGGCGTTTCGGGGATGGACGAATTCGACATAAACGATCTAGGCACCGAGTTGGACGATGCCCAGAAGTTGCTGAGCCTGGGGATCGAGTCGAAGACATTGAAGAAAGAAGTCTTCAAGAGGCTGGCGTTCAAGTATCTGAGCGACGCGGGACAGGACGTCAAGAACAAGGTAGCGGAGGAGATCGAAAGCGGCAATTAAGGTTCTCAAGGAGATTTATGGAAGGAATCGACATACAAGCGATCGTTCGGCAGGCGGTCCAGGAGTTCGCAAATACCGAAAAGGCGAAGAGCGAACCGGCCTACAAAGCGGAACTGGTGGAAGAACGGAGGCGCCGGGAGCAACTGGAACGCCGGATGAACGAACTGGTGGCTGAAAACCAACGCAGCCGCAAAACGGCGGAAGAGGCGGAGCGCAGTTCGGCGGTGAGGGCGGAATTGCAGCGGCTAGGTGTGGCCAAGATCGACCTGGCGTTCAAAGCGGTGCAAGACGGGATTGTGCGCACCGAGGATGGGCGACTGGTAGCTCGCGGCGACAGCGGCGACGTGACGGTGAAAGAATACCTCACGAGCTTCGTCAACGAAAACCCGGAATTTCTGCCGGCGCGGATTGCCGGGGGCACGGGGATGACGGCGACTCTGAAAGCCCCGGGCGTGGGTAGGGACACGGTGAGCATTGAACAGATCCGCCCGGGCATGAGCGCGGAGGAGATGCAACGGGTACGAGAGGAAATCGTGCGCGTAGCGTCGCAGACCCTTCGGGGACTGTAGGGAAGTACCGGCTAGACGAGCGGAAGCGAGTCGCAGTGGCCGGCAAGAAGAAAGGAAGAAGGAGAACAAATGGCAGCAATTACTTCAGCTAATGTCGCCAACGCGATTGTGAAGCTGGTGGCGGCAGACGCATTGCCGGTGCTGGTAGGGAACCTAGTGATGGGGAACCTGGTGAATCGCGATTATGAGCCAGCTCTGGCGCAAGCCGGCGACACGATCAACGTGCCGATTCCCCCAGTGATGCAGGCGAACAACATCCTCGAGGGTGGAACGGTACAGACGCAAAACCCGAATCTGGGGAACGCCCAGATCGTACTGAACACGCACGCAGAAGCGACCTTCCAGATTCCGGATGTAACCAAAGTGCTGGCGGTGCCGGACCTGTTAAAGATCTACATGCAGCCGGCGGTGGCTGCAATCGCACAGAAGGTGGAAAGCGACCTTCTCAACCTGTACGCCGGATTCACGGCCAACAGCCCGGTGGGCACGCCGGGGACAGCAATCACAGAAAGTGTGATTGACGCGGCGGAGACGGCGTTGTTCCTGTCGAAGGTTCCGCCGAGCGAGCAGAAGTTCATCGTGGTGGATGCGGCGACTTATTCGGCGTGGCGACAGATTCCGCGATTCAGCGAATTTCAGACCGCGGGCGATGCGGGATTGCACGCGCTGGTGGACGGGACCATTGGGAAGATCAAAGACTTCTTCGTGTTCCGTTCGCAGTTCGTTCCGTACACCGGGACCAGCCCCGTGACGACGCACAACCTGGCTTTCACGAAGGATGCGCTCGGACTGGTGATCCGGCGACTGCCGCAACCACTGCCCGGGACCGGAGCCATCGCGGAGTATGCCGAGCTTGGCAACTTCGGGATGCGGGTGGTGATGAGCTATCAGCCGGATACGCTGGCTCAGCAGTTCACGGTGGACATTCTATACGGCTGCGGCATCTTGCGGAATTCGGCGGGCGTACAGGTGAATACCTAGGAGTCCGTGGTGCAAGTCGTACCGCGACTAATTCGGGAACAGGCGAGATTCCTCAGTGCGCGCCTCCCTATTTTCAGGGGCTTCCGGTGGGGAAGTTTTCGTCGCCCGTCTCCGAATCAGCCGACCGGCAACTTCCGCCACGGGCCGCTAGAAGCTTTTGCGAAACAAATCCAGGAACGGGGCGAGGCACGCGCAGTGTCTCGCCCCAGGCGCCGGCGGAGGAGCCGGACGGGCAAACCGACGAGGAGGATCGAATGGACGTGAAGACGTATTACAAACGAATTCGGGACACAGAAGCAACGATTCCCACTCCGTTTGCGGTGGTGGTTAGCCAGCGAACGGATGACGGCGGGAAGAGTGGCGTGTTGGTAGAAGTGGCGCGGCGGTTGGCTGCCAAAATGGTCGTGGAAGGATCGGCGGAAGTGGCGACGGCGGAACAGACCGCGGCGTTCCAGCAGCAGCAGGCAGCAGCGATTAAGGCTGCTGAGGAAGCCGCGTCGGTGGCCAAGGTGGAAGTCACGATGGTGTCCTCGGACGACTTGAAGAAGTTGACGGAGGACGTGAAAAAGCTGAAGGGCGGATCCAAATCCGCGAAGGAGTAGGCGAACGATATGGCTCTGTTCACGGACGGTCCTGTTTCGGGTCTGGAAGACCTGACGGCGCAGGACACCCAGTTACCGAACGTGGCAAGCGTCGAGGGGATCGACGTGACGCAGAAGCTGGTTCTGGCGCAGGAAGAACTGGCGCTAGAAATCACGACGCTACTGAACGGCTCGAGGCGCGCCGAACAGGCATTCTGGCTGTCGGCGCAACCTCAGATCGCCAATGTGGTGGTGACGCCACCACTGAAACTCTGGCACACATTCCGGACTCTGCAGATGATGTACGCGGACGCATACTCGAGCCAGTTGAACGATCGTTACGCGGCGAAACGCGACCAGTTCCAGGAGAGGGCAAACTGGGCGTATGAGAAACTGTTGCTGCTGGGAATAGGGATCGCCTGGTCTCCAGTTCCACGAGCGAGAGAGCCGCAAGTAATCAATGCGCCGGGCAGTTTGGTCGACGGCCCTTATTATGTGACGATGACGTGGACTAACAGCAAGGGTACGGAAGGCGCACCCTCGTCGGCGGCTGCGATCACGACGTCAGGAAGCACGATCCAAGTGCGACCTCCGACACCGCCGGTCTGCGCAACAGGCTGGAACGTTTACGCGGGAGCGGATCCCGGGGC